TATTGACCTGCTGTTGCGTTAACACCTGACCACATGATGGTCTCGTTAGCTGCAGCAATACCACCAACCAAGCGACCAATGATAGCGTCTTGGATTTGTGTATTAACACGACCGCTCATTACATCGGCAGTTGTCCAGTCAATGAAGAAATCTTTCTTACAGATTTGGCGTTGAACTTGGAACTCTTCCAAAGTCAAGATGCGCTCGGTCAAAGTGATCGTGCCTGTTGGCGTGAAATCACAAGTGCCTGCGGCAAATGTTACAGTGTCATCAATTTTACGTACTACTGATTTGTAAGGTACGTTAGGCTTCATTGTCACGTACTGTGCAGATACGTTTGACAAGAGTGCCTTTGCTACGATTTCACCAGCTAATTCACCTGCATAGGTGGTGGTGAGTGAAGTTGTTGTTGGCATTTTTAAATAAAATTTATGAGGTGAATTAATTTACTTTTTTGAACGGATGCTTTCCATGAAGTCGCTGAATGAGTTACCATTCGATGCAACCACAGGTTGAGCATTCTTTTTAAATTCTTGTGACTTAACTGAAGGTACAGCCGGTGCTTTCTTAACTGAAGCAAGTTCAGTCTTAGCAGCCTGTGCTTCGCTCTTTGCAGTTTCAACCGCAGCGGCAAGCTCAGTCTTTTCGGTTTCAAGTGCAGCGATGCGCTCAGACAATTGACCAATAACTGCAACGAGGTCTTCGCTGCTCATTTCGGTTGATTGCTCTTCGCGTTCGATTTCGGCTACCATGCCGTCTTCGCCTACTACTACTTTGGTTACACCATCCTCAAGCATGTATTCGCCTGCAGGAACAGGTACTGGATTGCCTTCAGCGTCTTGAGTGTAGATGTCTACGCCCACTACCCACTCGTTTGCGGTAGAATAGATTTTAGTACCATCGCTCAAAGTGCCTTCTACTGCGAACTGCAACTCAGTTGCCGGCTCTGCCGCAGGTGCTTCTTCTTCGAACTTGATACCAACACTTGAAGGGTCAATGCCGTACTTGTTGAATACGGATTTGATTTGTTCTTTGATGTTTGACATTGTTGGATATTTGGCTATTGTAGAAATCAGCCTGTTTTGTTACATCCAACATTTTGTTTTATCTTAGCAGGGTAATTAAATACCTTTATTTATGAAAGCAGCAGACACACTTGCGAAAAAAGTATCAGCACGATTGACCGAGAAGCAATATAAGGCTGTGGTGAAAAGTGCAAAGGCATCGAAGATGAATATAGCCGATTACGTTCGCGCTTGTATTTTGTAGTGGTTATTGTTTTGGTTAAAAAAAGAAGCCCCTCGTTTGGGGCTTTCTTTTTAATTACTCTTTAACCTAAATACTATTCTATGTATTACCACGAAGCGAAGTTAATACAAACTTTCGATACCTGTTTCAAGGCTCAACCATTTTCCGCAATTTTCATTCTTGCCTTGTGCAGGCCAGAATTCCATGTATGCAAGTAGACGAGCATCATCAACAAGACTGGCGTTGTACGTTAGTGTGCGAGTGTCGCTATTCCATGCATTTGTACCACCCACCTGTAGATTGATGGTTGAGTCTTGTGTTGAATTCTGCCCGATGTCAAGCGTGCTGCCGTAGACATTCATTGCCGTTTGGTTTTCGCGTTGTCCATTGTGCAACCTGTACTGCTGCATGTAGCCGCTGTACGTTTGACCAAATGAATTAATGAGCTTCTTGTAGTCAAACTTATTTGCATCAATGCCGTTGATGTACACCGTGCTTTTTACACTTGTAGGTGTTGGCTGTTCGATGTCCATTGCAATCGATGTGATGTGCGTTTCACCTTTAACAGGCACGATAGGATAAGTAATGCGGCAGTTCCATACAAACTCCTGCGCAGTTATGCCTGCCAGTTGCAAGAACTCATCGCGCCTAAACCTTTTCTTTGGCGTTATCGCACCACGGCTTGTCCACTTCACCACAGTATTGCCTTTTGAATCTTTGCTAAGTACACGCGACTTATACTGCACACGCACAATTGGATTCACCATGTCATCGGCAACACCATTAACCACGGTTTCGTATGGCTCATACGTGTATTCAATGCGATCTACATTGAAATAAATATTGCTTTCCACATAGCGTATCAATTGCCCGGCAAGACCGCTTGGTGCTTCATGTAGCACAGCCTTTCTTTCTTGCAATAGGTGATAGCCCTTGTCGGTCATGCCCTCAAGTGTGTAACCACTTGTGTAAAGCATCATAGCCGCAAAGTTGAGTGGATACAATCCAAACATTTCCGTGTTTTCGCGTCTTTCGACTGAATACGATATTACGTTTTTACCACTTGAAAAATCATTGTTCTCAAAGATGGTGTAGCCTCGGTTGATGCGCTGCTGTATCTGCCCGTTATACGCTTCAAATTCGGGGGGTAAGCCAAGTACCTCAAGTGCCTTGTCGATGTTTATCATGTGTTTGGTTTTACGTTACTCAATAACTGGTCAAGCTCAAGCACCAACTCAGCCTCGTAATTCTTAACGCCACTCATCGACACGCCAACTTCATTAAAGAATCCTTCAATGCTATAGCCACGCACCTTGCCTTCTTTGACATCTTCCCACACATGGTCTTCATCCACCTTTGTTCCGATGAACCAGGTACCATCGGGCAACTCAGGCAATCCAAGTTGTATCGACTTGTCCATCTTGCCTTCTTTCACCCATGATTCAACCACGGTCACACCGGTTACAGGTATCTCGTGTTGCAGATTGGTCGTGTGTTGCAGATTCTTTTTAAAGAACTGATGCGCAATTGCGCTAACTGTTGCCTTTTCAAAGTAGACATAGTAAGGCTCGCCCTTCTCGTCATAGCGCAGTATTTCTTTGTCGGGTATGAGTGCAGGGCCGTATAACATCCTACGTTCCTCATCCACTTTCGCGAGTTGCATCTTGCTTAATGCAATCCAGTTCTCTTCGATTGCAGGGCTATCAACTAAGCCCATTGCCGTAATGCCTAAACGGCCTTCTTCATCTATTACACACTTAACTACTTTTCTCTTTTCCATGTTACAAATTTAGTTTTAATTATCCGATTCTTGATAGGTCTTCCACTTTAGTGCGCACTTCTTGTTGGCTTGCCACATCACCTGCTAATACATAGGCACGGGGCGTTAACTGCTCTGGTCTATCTTGCAGGAACGATGAGGCGAGTGGGTTGAACTGCGCAGGTTGAGAGCCTGTATCCCCACCACCACCACCGCCACCAAAACTACCACCACCACCTCCACCACCGCCACCAGCCGCAGGTTTACTACCTTGAAACTGCTGTTGTGCAATGGTTGCTACATTGGCAAGACCTGCCGCAACCGCAACACCTGCCGCAACAAAAGGCGCAGCAGGAAAGGCTACCGTTACAGGATTCTTTGCTGTGCTATTGAAAATTGAGTTGGCAGATTCATATGTGCTAATGGTTGCTTGCGCTATACTGATTGCCTTTTGAACTTTAAACGCAGCCTTTGCAGCCTTCTCGTTGTTTTTACCAAACGCAGCAGTAATGTTTGCTATACCATCAAGTGTTTGCTTTACGAAATCTAACTTTGCTTGCTGAGTTTCTTTTTCAATTAGCTTAATCTTGTTCGCTTTTTCAAGTTCAATTTGCTCTAAGACTTCAGCATCATTCGCATACAGCCTTTCCTTTTCTGCATACTCAGCGTTGATTAAATCAATTCGACTTTGTGCGTCGATTGCTCCATTATCAATACGCAATCTTTGTAATTCAAGTAGCCGAGCATCTTGCGCAACCTCAATGGCAATGGTATTAGTTGCTAAGTTTTGGTCTATCTCCTGTTTCTTTTGCGCAAATGCTATCTCAGCATCTAATCTTGCCTGTGTGCCTTGATTGTATTTTTCAATCTCTGCTTGTAGTGCATCTAATGCAATAATCTTTTCTTGTTCAAGAACCGCACGCTGCGCATTAAGCCTTTCTAAGTCGTTTTTAATACTATCGGCAACAAACTTTTGTTCCGCTATTGCAAGTTCTGCATTGCTTTGTACTTGTGCCTTAGTTAATTCATTCAGTTCCTTATTAAGCGCAATTTCGTTTACAAGTTGTTCAGACTTTAAACCTGCAATCTTAGCACGTACACCATCAACGCCTGCTAAAGCTTGTGTCAATGCAACCTGATTATCTATGGTTTGATTGTGGTTAAACGTAGCTTGTGCTGCTGCAACTTGTGCTTGCGCTGCTGCCAATTCAGCTTTTTCTTGTTTTTCTAATACTTCACCTAATTTGGTATTAGCATCAATACGGTCTTGAATGCTTTTGCTTTCATCATCTCGCGTTTGTCTTAACAATTCCGCTTGTCTATCGTATTGTTCGGCTAATCGTGCTTGTTCAGCAGCAGCAAGCTTTGCATTGTTTTGAAGTTGCACCAATGCTTCGTTTGCCTTATAAGTTTCGGTAACGTAATTCGCAAAAGCAGTTGCACCTTCAACCACGGCATCAGTTACACGATCTACCGTGTCATTAACACCAGTCAATACATCAATCGATTCTTTACCTGCATTCTTGAATGATTCAAGTGCAGCATCAAATTCACCAGTGAAAAGATTCTTAATACCTTCTGCAATAAATCCAAGCGTATCAAGAAACGAGTTAAATCGTTCAATCAGGTTCTCAACGATAGCATCACCAAAATCTTTTAAAGCTTGTACCGGGTCATTGAAGATTGCTTCAAAGTATTTTACTACTGTGCCTGCGTTTTCACTGATATAGGTAAAGGCATCACGAATTATATCCGTAAAAGTTCCAAACGCTGCGCTAAATGCATCCGCAATTGGTTGAGTTGATTGTATAACACTTTTGACCGTGTTAAACGCAGCGGTCAACAACGCTACTACACCTGTGGCTTTAGCAAGACTATTAAGGGTAGCACCTACTTTCTTGAATCCTGATTCAGCACCTTTAGCATTTTCACCTAACTTCTTTGCGGACTTTGCAGAATCATCTAATTTCTCTTTAGCACTTCCTGCTTTGTCACCAATATCATCTAAAGAATTTTTCGCTTTCTCAAAAGGTTCGGTCGGAAAAGTAACATCGTTAGGTAATTCCTTCAAATCACTGCCCAAATCTTTGACTTGTGCGTTTAAGTCTTTTAGATTTTGTTCGCTTTGATTTGTGTCTAAATTAAATGATTGCGATGCGCTGTTAATTGTTGCAGCGGTCGAATCAATTTGATTTGATAACTCTTTGAGATTCTGTTCACTCTCACTGGTGTCGATTACGAAACTCCGAACAATAGGCTCTGCCATTAGTAAATAAGTTTAGATAGTAAATAGATAAGTCCGAAAAACAAGAAGGTGCGCCATACATACAGCGTTGCATACCATAGCACACGTTGCCACTTACGCAGCGAATGGTTGTGTTGTGGATTTGCTTTGATGCCTAACTGAAGATAGCGCATTGTGTTTTTGATTGAGTCCATTATGCTGTTTTGTTTTGTTGGTATTGCAATGATGTATTGATGACAAAGGCATCAGGATAAGTGCCGCCCGTGAAAGTGACATTTATTCGATGCTCATCAGGATTGGTCGCTGTGTCTATTCCAAATGTGAACACGTTTGCACCTATTGCACCTATCGTGCTTATGGTTGTGATAGCACTCGCACTTGCAACACCACCTACCTTCTCCAGTGTAAAGTGTAGAAGCCTTGATATGCTCGCCCCTGTTGCATCTTTGATGGTCACGTTAAGCATGCAACTCCATAGCGTATCATCGGGCATGTCTATGTATTCACCTGTGATGCCTTCAATGAAAAGATTTGAAACCTGCCCTGATGTCGTAATGGTTGGATAGCGATGTAAAGCAAACTGCCCAAACTGCGCCCATCCGTCTTCAGTTGCCGCAGGGTTGCCTGCTCTGTAACCCCCACCCACGTGCATGCCGGGAAGATTTGTCGTAACATTTTTACCTAATAAATTGCTACCATTGACATTCTTGGTCAACGCCAATCGCTCACCAACGGCTAATGTGTTTTGGTTGTTTACCTCAATGTCTACATTTTGCCCATTGATCACTGAGTTCAAGACACCCCTTGTTTGTGCCGCAGTTGGTAATTCACGCACAGCCGGTGTAGTAGAATTGCCCGATATGTTATTTGGTCGCGTGTTGCCGTTTGGTGTAAACGCCCAGCACACTGCATTTGCCTCATCCCAATTGTAACCATATCGCGTGCAGCAGTCTTGTGATGGTGCGACAGGGTCATCGTTGGCATCAACAAAGTTCACTTCACCATTGGTTGATATGGTTGAAGGTATAGCTGAACAATCCTCGGTGTCTTCCAAGAACTTGAGCAACTTTACTTTTGTGCTTTCCACATCGCCCACCTTGTAATCGCTCACCTCAAGGATGCGCCAATAACTATCCTGAATCCAAATCTTGTCGCTAAACTGAAAGGTAGCTATGTCCTTTAACGATAACGCAAACGATGCTTCCATCATGCGTGCTTCAGGACTATAAAGCGAATTCATAAAGGTGCGCCAATACAAATTGAACAGGTTGTTGTACGGGTTTGCATTGATTGCATAAGGTGGTACTTCAGGTGCCCAGTTCAAGTCGAAGTCATCCAAATCAGCTATCACTTGGCTGTAGTGATTGAGAACAGGCACACTCGTCACCGTGGGAAAACCGATGTTGTCATTAAGCAATTCAATGTTTACAACGCCTGCTTCAAATAAACAGCGCATGCCCGGCTGAACGAATTCCAACTGCTCATTGATGAACATCGGAATGATTACCGTGCTACCATTGACAACACCACATGGAGTTGATTGCATAGTGAGTTGTATCTTCTGCTCACCAATGGCAAAATCACTTGGTAGTGTGTCTGGATTAATCGTGTAGCCTACCGCTTCATAGTCACCATACACACGCTTCACATTTTTGTACTGCTTGCTTATGATATCTTCACCTGCCGTATATGTAAACTGAAACTTTGCCTTTTGCAAATCCACCGTGCTGCCTATGGTGACATCCTTTGAAATGTCAAGCTTACTTGTCCAGTCTAAGACATTACCACTTCCAAGATAATTGTTTTGCGGTACTATGCTTATCTTGTTTGGTACAGCCCTGTCCGATACGATGATGCAATTGTGCATCTTAATCACATCCGTCACGAAGTCTATTTGCTTTACATCAGGAGCATTTAGATCATAGAAAATAGTTTGACCATAGTGCAAATCGGTTTGGACTAATTCCCAAATAGAAGTGTCAAGTGTACCATCACCTGCAACCAAAGTGACTGCACCATTTTCATTGCGTTTCATTTTTAACTGAACAACACTTGCGGCATTAATGCCTATGCGCCACGTAAAGTCAATGATTTGATTATTGACCACATCGAAATTGTCCAAGAAGATTAGCACCCCATCGATGTCAAGAAAGTATGAGATGTTATTGTTGCCCGTTAAGGTAAACTTGTTACGGAAGCGGAAGGTGTAGAAACCATCAGCAGGTGTGGTATACGTTGCAGTGCCAGGGGTAAAGTCACCGCTGTTATCGAATACCTCAGTATTCATGTTAATTAGCGTAGAGCTATTACCTAATGATGCTGAAGCACTATTGTACACCCTAAAGAAAAAAGCATTGAATGAATCACTTGCGATATTGGTTTTATTATTCAACCACGGCATGTAGTAGGTAGACAGTATGTTCAATAACGAGCCTGCCACCAATTCAAAGCCTGCGTCTTTTAGTATTTGCTCAAAGAGATAATCATAGCGCACCGCTGGCGTTAGGTCGGCAGGGTATACGGGATTGTCAAAGTCAAATAGACTGCGTGTATTCAATTCGTTTGTTTCGCTCCATAACTCACCACGCTCAAGTAGTGTCCAAATACGTTCGTTAGTTGCATCAGTTACGTTATCGTAATCGATTACTTCATTAAGATTTGGCAGGTCGGTTATATCCTTGAGCTTCTTCTCGCCAATGTTGCGCACAACGTCGGGTGTTTCAGCATAGAAGGCTAACTCAACCTCGTTAATGCGGTTCTGCTGCTTGTAAATCTTGCGCACACGCACGTAACCTGTCGCGATGGGTAGCGTGTCAACACGAATCTCTGCAGGTAACTTGTAGTGAAAGTAATTCGATGAACCTGCATCTACGTTAACATCGAACAACGCACCAAGTGCAAGTTGATTAGCTGCGCTATACGGCACTCTAAACTCCCGAGTGAATGCACCTTGCGCTGTGAAGCTATTAAGGTCTTGAAACTTCCAGTTCTGCGATATGCTTTCGTTTTCAAAAAGGTCTAAGTAGTATTCACCACCAACACCCAACATGAAGTAACCACCTGCGGCAGCGGAATAGTCATCTGCCCACGTGCCTGCAAAGTTCAAACGTGTTTGTCCAACTACAGGTGAATCGAGAGCAGGTGGTGAGTTGAGTGTTTTTACAACGCTATCACCAACCGCATTCATAATCGTAAGGCTATCACCCGTAGTTAGTGCTGCAACTTCGGGTCTGCTTGTCACAATCAAACGCGATAACGCACCAATGCCGACAAATGCAGGATTATTGCTTATGCTATCGATTTGCTCAAGACTGCCCGTGTTAACTATAAGTTGTACTTCTCCGTTCATGTTATGTCCAGTATGGGTTAGATAGGCGCACTCTCAAAGTTACGTTGTACTGCTTACCATCGCGGTTCTTCTTTTCGACAAAACTTGTGTCTTCTATGTTTACAGGTACTTCAACAGTCTTTCCTGCATCTTCAGTTAACCACGTGACTTGATTGCTTACGAGCAACGATCGTAGTAGTTTAAACTCGCCTTCGGTGATGTAATCCGATGTAATGGTTATTACTTGTTGCGCTAAGTTCTGGCGTTGTAGTAGCGACCTGTCGTTTAAGGTAAATATCTGCGGTGTGCCATTGAACAAAACCTTACGGTATGTCTTGCGCTCAATCTCGTTTGTCGTTTCTGACTTCTTGGTGAAGTTGAAATAATCCCAACCGCCACGCGAGTTAACCCATCCAAGTCTGATGTTATCCCAATTGCAATCGCTCTGCCCGTAGCCGTGTGCGTTGTAGAAGATGTAGGTTTCACTTACACTACCATTTGCAGCGTTAAGTATGCCAACAGTGTAACATCTCCAGTTAGGAAATAGTGAAGGGGCAACAGTTAGCCCTGTCCAGTCGTTAAGGTTGGCAGGATACACAGGCAGGTTTTCAATATCGTAACCATTAAGCGCAATGGTTTGGCTCGTTGGCGCACCTGCTGAACTGAATATTGTAATGCGGAATTGAGTTGCTACGTTGTTGCTTAGATAGGTGTCATTGCCGGGTATCGACAACACACCATAGTCTTTCTCAAGCACAGGAATCCAAATGCTATTAGTTGCAGTACCAAATCCCCATGTCTGACTTAAATAAAATGGCGAAGTGTTGTTGTTGCGGTCACTCATCATGTACGATGATGTACTTGTGAGCGATTGTTTCACTTTTTGGCTACCTGTTTCTACTTCCGGCTTGTATCCATCTATCACTTGGAAGTATCCGTTAACTACAATTCCATCTACACCATCCACACGGCTGCCTTCGTTTTCAGTAAACACCCCATCTACTATCCACCATTCCGTTAGTAGGAAGTCGTAGGTCAATGCACTATCATCTTGCTGCGTATCATTGGTGGCAAGGTGAAAGTTTTGTGGCTCATAGTTGCGCATCGTGTCAAACAATGGCTGCATGTCAAAGTACAACCGACCATCAGGTGCAGGAGTCAAATAGAAATTGTAAGGCACGCCTTGCACATATACCTCTACACCATACTTGAAACCAACCTGTCCGATTTGGTCACTCGTTGCAACTATCATTAGCTTCTGCCCTCGCAATGCCCATTTGTACGGCTGGTCTTCTATTGTTATTGCCATTATCTTTTGTTTAGTAGTAATCGTGTTTCAATTCCTTTTACATAGCCTTCTATCAACTTATCCTTGTATTCATCCCAAGTGTCATTGATTGCTTCTTGGTAGTAGTTAATTCCCTCAATGCCTCGCTCACCAATGTTGATTGCGATGCGTAATGCTGCTGCTCTTATAGTGTCATCAGTTGACTTAATAAATTGCCCCTGGTTATTGCGCAGCTTCAACGGCTTCAATTTTATCCAGTCCTCAATGGCCTTAACAGGTGGGCGTTTGTTCGGTTGCCCCGGGTAAGGTCTGCGCCCATATTCAATCACATCCGCATACTTACCTGCTTTGTCATTAGACACAGTGAAGTCAAGCGTTGGCTTGTTGTATCTAAACTTGAGATTGTAGTATAGCGACTTTGACAACGTGCCTGAAGCAACGCGATTGACAACCTTACCACGCACCCTTCGTTTGATGCGTAAGTTCGATTGCGCACGTTCTATGACTGCGACTGCGTACTCGTTTAGTATGTCTTCAAAAGCATCTGCCATTACGCAAGTGTGATGTTCAATTGTGCTGCTGCAATGGTGTATGCTTCATTGTTTGAATCACCACTACTGCCCCAGTCTAAATAGGTTTGACCTTCAATAAGTATTTGCCCTTCGTAAATGGTTACACCATCAACATCGCACAAGGCGTATTGAAAAGCAGCCCGTGTTGCAAGGTCATCATAGCTGATGTAAAGTCGGATACATACGGCTGTCTTTGTATCACCATCGCTCCAAATGTCAAGTGGTTGGATATTTTTCATTTTATCGTGTTATAGTTATCAGATTTCCATGTGTAGTTGATGACCCTGCTACGTTGTTATTTTGAATCGTAAAAACCAAATACTGGTCAATGGTCGTGTTAAAAGTGAGTGATGTCCACGATACGTTTTGTGGCGTATAGGGAGAAGCACCGGTAAAAGGAGCGTACTTAATTGACCCTGATGCGCCCGTTGCAGTAATCATAAAGTTTCGCTCAAACATCGAAGCCGTATTTAAGGCAGCCGTCCAACCGCCAATTTGTGTCCCCCCAATTGCGGCAGAGGTATTTAAAAAAACTAAAAAACCCGCTCCCCCTGTTCCCGTAGTTTTTGCATTAAGTCTTGTTGTAATCCAATCATTTGTTTGAAATGTATTTGCAGGAATCAACACGCTAAATATTAAAGTATTTGCAATCGTTCCCGTGATTGCGGCTGTATCTGCAAAGTTGCGGTTTAGAATAATGTTTGAACTTATTCCCAAATCAGTTACAACTTGCGCAGGTGTGCGTGGCGTAACCGAGTTATCGGCATTTACGCGAAGGAAGGTTATTGCATTAGGATTGGTAAGCGTGGCGAGTGCATTACCTACCGTAGTTAGTCCGATGTTGTTTTGCTTGCCATTGAACGCAGCCCAATCGGTTGTTGAAAGCAAGCCACGATTTGCCGCACTTGCAGTTGGTAGGTTAAACGTGTGTGTACCTGCTGCGCTATTGATATTGAAGTCAGTACCTGCTGTGCCAACCGCAAAGTTCTGCGTGTTATCGGTTAAGCCATTCAATGAACTTATACCAATTGCATAAGTGGTATGCACTTCACCAACTCGGCTCGCCTCAGTGTACAGTGTAACGGTCTTGCCATTGGTGTTTTGAATATCGAACTCAATGTGTATGCGGTCGGTTGCAAGTGTGACCGTGTTAGGTACTGAAATACCAAACGTATACAGGTCTATCACGTTTCCGTTGGTGATTTGCTCAACTGGCGAAGTGCCAATGAGCGTGAAACTTGTGCCGTTGTATGTGTATAGCTTGGCTAATATCTCAGCGTTGTTTGAGCCGCCACCTGTTTCGCTTAAGTACACATCGATTGTCCATACACCTGAAGGTAACAAAAGATGGTTAGGGCTGCCCACATCTGTAATGAATCGCGCAATAACACCTGTCG